TCTTTGTTTCTAGTGTTCGGGAGTCCTTTGTCTATTTCTGCCATTTAATACTCCTATAAGTTTCTAACACGTTTCATTAGACCTTGCAACCCTTGTGAGTTTGGTCCTGATTCTGGTGGTGGGCCTGAAGAATCACCTGCTTCTTTTGCAATACCACCACCTGCAAAAGGCTCAATTTTTTTTCCAGGTCCTTGAACATTACTAACAAAATCACTAACGTTAATTTTGCCCAAAGCTTCTTTATATGAAATTCCTTCTCTTTTAGCTATATTAGCTGCTTGTTCTGATAAGTTCATAAATCCAGGTAAAACATTTTGTGCAAAATCTCTGTTATAAAAAGTTGGCTCTCCTGTTTGAGGATCAATATAATAATCAGGTTTAGCTGCTTTTGCTATTTCACTAACACCATAAGCTACTGAAATTGGAATTGATGCCTTACTAATCACAGGAAAAGCTCTTTCTGCAATTTTTCTAGGCGCTCCTCTTAAAATACCTTTAATAAGAGTTCCGGTTTTTGTTTTAGCGGGTTTGTATAATCCGGCTTCTCTAGTAGCTATGTCTGTAAAAGGTAAGGTAAAAAACAAAGAACTAGGATCCCCTGAAGCAAACAACGCTTGCATTAAAGGAACATCTATACCTGCTAAACCTTTTATTGCACCCTTTTTAAGATTTTTCTTTATTTTTTTAATTCGACCGTCTTTACCTCTTTGATTAGATTGAACACTTTTTCCATAACGATATGGAATTCTACCACCATCTTTTTTTGTAACACCTCTGATAATTTGTTGACCAACTTCTAAAGGAGTAGATATTTTTTTACCTATGACTGGAATTTTACCGATGGTTTTTAAATCTAAATTTAACAATCTATCTTTTAATCTTTTTGCCATCGCATCTCTTTCCGGAACAGAAATTATTTCTTTTTCTGTGACAGGTCTTGAGCCTATAGTCAATTTACCTCCAGGTGTTTTTTCTAATACAGGAACACCTGTAAAAGCTTCTTTAAGTCTTTTATCTACACCTGCCACTGATCTACCACTAAAAACATCCTGCGGAACTTCTTGTGTTAGAATTGTTCCACCTCTAGTTCCTGTCTGACCTAATTCGGATGCAGCTTTATCAATTGCTTTTGTTTTAGCCGCTGCTATTTTTCTTGAACGACCTTGATAGTTTGGATCTTGTCCTCTTGTTATTTCTGTATCAATATATTGATTAATACTTTTTAATGGATCTCCTGTAAAACTATAACCAATAAAATCCTCTGCTTGTTTCAAATCTTTAAAAGTAGAAACACCTCTTTGAAATTGTCCTGCCGCCTGATTAATAGTTCTGGGTATTACTCTAATATTTTTAAAGGGATCATCTTTTACAGATCCAAAATGATCTATCTCAAAAGGAGTTCTACTAAATATGTTTTTAGATGTTAGTCTATCTCTACCACCAGCTATATAATCTGCCTCTTGTAATAGTTGAGTTATGGGTGTTTTTTTACCTGTTATAGGATGAGCTCTTTCTATAGTTTCATATTCTCTTTGTTTATCAAAGGCATCAAATATCTCTTTAAACTCTGGTTGCTTTGGTGCTTCTAAAACTAAATCAATAATTTTTTGATTTTGTTTACCTAATTTTTTTAAAGCTCTTTGATCTACATCACTCGGAGATTCACTAAAAATTTTATTGTTATAAATAAAAGTTTTATCATCTATTTTTCGAATTAATTTACCACCTCTTTCAATGTGCCTATCAGCAAAATCAAATATTTTTTTTACTGGTCCTCTTTGAGTAGACTGTGAAAAATTTGCACCGCCCGTTCGACCTTGTTCAAAAATAGTCTGTGCCTCGTTTGCTAAAAGACCTCGACCTTTATACTTACCTAAAAAAGATTGATTGTTTAATAATTTAAATTCCTCTAATCTATCTTTATATTTTTTATTTGTTCTTATTAGTTGATTAAAACTTTCAGGGTCTTTAAAACCAAAAGGTTTATTAATGTATCTTGTTAGACTACCTTCTTTAATAATATCATCTAAAGGTATTTCACCAGCATCAAGTTGTTTTATAACCTCATCAATTCTATTTAATTTTTTTTGATTAATATCTATTAAATTTTTAAAAGAGCCTGGAGGTGCCGTTGTTGTTTTTCCACTTTTTCCAAATCTTCGTGTTTTATAAACATAACCTGCCTGATTTGCAATTTCGTGTCCAGCTCTAGGTCTTCCTGGTTTATTATTTTCTATTTCAATTAATTTGTCTAATAGTTTTTTTCTAGACACAGCTAATGTTTCAGGTGGGTCTAAATAATAATTAGTAGAACTAATTATTTTATTAGCATCTTTAATATTTTTAACTGAATCTATTTCTTGAATTAAAAATTGTTTATAGTTTGGAAAATCTTTTAACGTTCCTCCTTCAGGAAGATTAATCTGCGCTTGTTTTAAATCTATATATTTTTGTCTAACAGGGGTAATTAAATCTAACATTTCTTGAACTTTAGGTGATATACCTTTTGATAATCCGATACGTCCACCATCAGCTTTCTTATTTGAGTAGTCACGATTAAATCTATTAAATAATTTTATCTGTTGAACTTCAAATTTATCTACTGGCTTTGCAACATCTGATGCAAACTTAACCTGATCTTTAATGCCTGATCGAGTCAGGTATGCCATCATCTGTGCTCTATCTTTTGGATGCATTATTCTCCTAACATTCCAGCAATACCGCCTGATGCAAATTCCTCTGGACTTGGATCATAGTCACCCTGTCTTCTGGTAACCGCATCTATCATCTCATCGCCACCCTCTGTTATTTTAGCAGCTTTCTCTCTTCTTTTAATATTCTGAACAAGTTCTTGCATTGTTGGTTTTTTACCTGTCGCATACTCTTTTAGTTTTGATACGTCTGAATCTAGATCCCTGATACTTGTACCACCAACCTCATCTACATCTATATCATAATCATCGGGACCTACTTGTCTTCCGACCGGACCAGACTCTGCTGTTGTAAACTCTGCTGTTGGTCTTGGATCACCCTCATCTGGTAATGGTTTTTTATATTGTAATTGAACTGGATCCTCAAAAACGTTTTTATCACTCTCATACTCGACTCTCACAGCACCATCGTCCACGTCCTCTGTAACTCGAACCACGGTGCCATCATCAAGTGTTTTCTGATGAATAGATTGTCTCTCACCTGTTGCAAATCTTTTAGTAACATCATCACCTTCGATAATAACTTTGTTGACTAACTGATCAAACCATTCTGGTTTACCAGGAACATTATCTGTTTTAATCATTGGAACTTTGGTTACTGTTTTGCCAACTTTCATTGGTTTTAAAAATTTACCAATGATAGGTATAGACATTGCACCACCTAATATTTTTAAGAACGTTCTTCTGGTCATGCCGTCTTTGAAACCTGCACGTCCACCTGTTGCCATGTCTTCTGGATCTGGTTTATTTTTAAATCTTTGTTTTGATAATGCATCGTATGCCTCACCATATAATCTTGTTCCCTCTAGATCAGGAAGATCGTCATAGACCTTGCCCATTCTTTTTGCCATCTCTTCCGCAACCAGATCTGCATCAACTCTCAGATCACCAGAGAATCCTGGTGATACATTGTCGATTGCCTCATCTATCATTTTCTGTCTTGATTTTATTCTAGCGAGACCCTCTTTGTTTTCTCTGCTTAATCTTTCTGCGATCTCTGCCTCTGTCTCTGCCTGCTTGCCTCCCATGATCTTGGATCGTGGATCTATCTCTTTACCCTCCATGTCCATGATCTTTGCAGATTTTGTAGCTGTAATTCCTTCTTGAACTGCTGGTCTATCGTCTATCATCTTGATAGCGTTCTCTACTTGATTTGCATTTTTTAATGATCGTGGATCAATACCATTACGCATTAATTTTTCTGCTACGATTGCAATATTCATATCCACAAGATCTTTGTTAGGTAGGGCTGTCATTACACCTTTTGGTTTTTCCTTTAAAAAAAGTCTTATGATAAATTCTCTAAGTGCCTTCATTATTTCTTACCTCTTAATTTTTTAAGTTCAGCTGCTTTTGCTTTGGCTTTTTCTCTGGCTCTAATCTTATCAAAAAAAGGACCTGTCTTTTTATCAAAATCAGAGACCATAAGATCTGTGTAACGCTCTAACTCTGCAGGCTCTTGTTCTATTTTTTTCTTTTCTTTTTTAAGTCTTTTGTTCATAGACTCTATAATCTCATCTTTCTTGCCGGTCTTGTCTAATTTGTAAATATTTTTAAAAGCCTCTCCTGCTTTTGTAACTAGTTTACCTTTGAAAAAACCTTGTCTGTGGTATTTGTTCGCCATTAATAATAATTCCTTTTACGTTGCTCGACTTTTTCGTCGATATAATCCTCAGGGTGCTGAATCAGACCGCCCTGTCTGAATCGCATGATCGCCTGTGTCGTGCTATCGACCAGGTCATCATGATCGCCATAAGGGAAAGCCGCACACTCCTCGATAACGTCGTCTGCGAATTTCTGCTCAGGCGCCCATATCATACCAGATTCAAAGAGAGGTGCAACAGCATTTACACGTGCGTGCTTGTCGTTTCCCTTTGACGGTGTGAAGTTTATCACGGGTATATCCATCTGTCTGAGCTCGTATGTCAGTGGCAATCCCGATGCCTTCGCCTCGATTATGACAGATTCTGGTTTCCAATAATCATACTGTTCGAGGGCCAATCTCCTTAATTCTGGAAACTCGTACCTGCCTTTGATAGCATCTAATAGTATCAGATTGGCGGGACTGTCCTCGTCAGGATAGAATATTCCCCATGTGGTTATCGCACTGTAATCAGCTGTCTCCTTTTTCAAAAAAGCCGTATCGTAGGATTGTATAACGTGCTGTAGCTGTGGTATCTCCTCGTCGGTATACTTCATCCACCACTCACGTTTCAATATCGCCCCCTCCTCTGCCGTCGGGTTCTGCATCCACTGTGCATTCCACTTGCCCGTGGGCAGTGTCGCCTGGACCTTC